TCGCAAGCATTCCGAGTTCGATCAATTAAATAACAAAGTACAGTCCTGTGATGAATTGAAAATCGTCGAGAATGCTTTTTCTGGCTATAAGGGGCCGACAATTCCATATTTTGATGAGTGGAAGACAACTCATTACCAAATAATGCTTGCTGTGTTATTTGCAGGATTCGCGCTTGCATTTATTGCGTTAAAATCAAATTCTAGAAACTTGAAGTAGGTTCCATTGAGTTTCTGAATCATCTATCAAACATACTGTAAGACTCAAATTTCTTTTCAAATTAAATGACAAGTTGTCAATTTTCACAGTGCCAGTGGTTTTCAGAATTTTGTGCAGTAATGGTTTTGCCTGCTCCTTTGTGATTGTGACAGAATCGTCTATTTTTTGCCATCCTGAGTATGATATTATTGCTCTAACATTATCTGGGGGTAATGTGAACATGCGAATCTTAATATCTCCGGAATCGAACGTGAGAAAGAGGCTACCGTTTCGGTTCTCATGTAAGTTGATATATGTATCGAGTCGCGAACATATTTTTATAAGAGGTTGTTCGACAGAAAACAGAAATTCGTACGCTGCAGACACGAGAAAACGACCAACACAGAATGTGGTTTCTATGCCTCCAATACCAGACAGGCACACGTGGTAATCTGGACACCCCTTCTTAGCCCATTCACGGTACAGCGCAGCACACGACTCTTGCTCGAGTGTCTTCCGATTGCTAAAGAGTATCATGACACCCTCCGGTCCCTGAGACACAATGGATCTCACCAGCTCTGGTATGCTTAATACCGTGTCCATTTCTATTAAGCCACCAAAATTAAAGGCAGTAAAATGTCACCGTCATTATTTTTTTAGCATGTTGTTATAATGACTAATACACAAAAAATAATTAATATGACTAATACATTGCTAGAATGCTAAATCCAAAGGACGTGATGTATGATTCTATTTTAGCTCAGAAAGCTAAACAATTTAATGGTTATTGAGCAAAAAACCTACTGATGATAATTCGGGCCTACTTGAGGACTGATTCTGCGAATTGAGCGCCATCAGCAGGGCGAGCCTGGCCTGATCCAATCTTCTCCACAACTCTGTAAGCCGACTGGAAACGTGCACTGCTCTTAAGGAAAGTCATGTCTAGAATGTACTTGATCAGGAAGAAAACAATGCCAATGAAAAAGAACCAAATACTCTGACCAGTGTACAACTCCCATGCTTTTAGCTCTGTAACAGGTTTCATGAAGAGCGCTTGTTTTCCCATTTTTTGTATAAATTGTCAATATATTTTTTTTTGAAGACTACCTTAAATTACTCATTACGGTAGTTGCTGATTGTGGTCTATGTGGTATAGGTATAAAAAAGCGTTTTTTCTCCTTATTATGTTTAGAATTCAATTTGTTTTTAATGAACCTGATATTATTCTCAGTGAGATATTGCTGTTGAGACAGTGTGTTTGAAAGCTTATTCATAATTTTAGACAAGTAGGCACGAACTAACATCTTTTGTGCCGTATTGGTGTTTTGGTTATTATTTGAATGTGACCAATGTTGCAATATTTGTTTATTTTTTAGTGTGATAGGATGATTTACTCTGTTAGGTGTTTTAGGTGTTTTAGGTGTTTTAGGTGTTTTAGGTGTTTTAGGTGTTTTAGGTGTTTTAGGTGTTTTAGGTGTTTTAGGTGTTTTAGGTACGATGTCCTTCGTATCAGCATTCCATCTTGGTTTTCCATTCAGTCCCACCACTACTGGTCGAGTATTGTTGTTTATATTTGATGCATGAAAAGCTCTTTTTACTACTTCTGGTTTTTGATACATTGCCGCAGTATGAAGTGCATTCATAAGTTTTTTTCTCAATGTGCCATCAGGAAGCCTATCGATTTGATTCAGATGAAAATGAAAGTTGATAATATTTCTGTTGAATTCACGACCAATCGAAGGTAATTTTTGCTTCATATAAACAACAGAATAATATTTTTTATCCAAAGTAATTTTCATCTTCTGTATCGTATTCGACATCGGTATCGTATTTCTCGTCAAATACAGGTCTCGATACCAAGTTGAGGTTGTTTTTTCCAGATCCTAGCTTATCTAATGCACAGTGTATTTTCAGTGAAAATGAGTGTTCCATACCCTGCGGTTGGTACATGAATAAATCCCTACTGTCATTAAGATCATTGTTTATTTGTGCAAACCTAACAAGCTTTATTCTTAACTGAGTTATAACAGGTATTGAAACGTCTGCAAATATTTCGTATAAACTAGATGTGAAAAACATTGTTTCTCCTTTGTTGACCGAAAGTATTATCCTACCAAAAGCATTTTCTTTGTTCCTGGACGTTACTTCAGAACTTATAGGTCCATCCGGTGTAGAAAGGAACAGATACAAGTATTGTCTTCCAAAAAGATCTATTCTGTTTGCTGAGTCGGTACGATAAACTGATCCGTCAAAATTAGAAACAACGTCTTTAAAATCTCGGAATCCAAGAATGTATCCTAAACCATTGCTTGAATTCTCATCTTCTATTGTGTAGTTTGCGTTACTGAGTAATATAGTAAAAACCGAAAATTCGTTTGTAATAGATATTTTGGTTGTTGCTTCATCATAAACGCAATTAAAATTAGAGTCAATTTGCAACAACTGATGGTTCATCTCGTTGACGAATGAAGATACCAAATTGTAATCACCGGATGTAATCCTGGATTTGAAAGATTTTCTCTCGAGATGTTGCTCAACTATTTCTTCCGATGGTGGTGGAGCTATGTTAGTCCTGGCAGTAATGGCACATATTTGTGTAGTTGTGCTTTCGTGCACACTAAAAGTTACTATCTGATTTGAGGTGAATACCGATGATGCTTTTTGTATGGGATCAGAATTATCAATATGTTGAGATATTCTGGATATTATTTTCAAGCTGCTTCCTAATGTATTGAAAGTGCTTGTGTTCCAAATGCTGTGAAGTACTTGAACATGATCGCCCACAATAAAATGAAGGTGATATTCCTCGAATGATGTATCTACCTTGACAAAATGGGATTGAAAAGGAAACGTAAAAAGTGTTCTTTCGTTATCTGATAAATAAGTACCTGATTCTCTCACATAGATACGATAGCGAATGGATAATCTGTCTGCAGACAAGAAGAAAACAACAAAATTCGTGTTATTAATTGATGGTAAGCTGGTCACTTCAAAATCAGAAAAATCATTGGAAACTAAGTTGACTTGAGAAACAAGACTGAATGTTTGAGTTGCGGCAGATGGCGGTATGGTCGTGTTCGGTGGATCGCAATTGCTTACTATTGAATCTTTATATAACAAACTCGATCCATCAGAATAAACTGTTACTACCTCACCATTCAGTTCTCCAGATTCTAAACGACAAATTCTAACTTTGCAATCTGATGTTACAGAATCTAAAACAAAACTCTCTGAATATCTTATAACTTCCCCAACTAAGTTTTGAACAGGTGCATTAAGTTGATCAGAAATGGTTTTTTGAGCACACACTCTCAGATTGTTATTATACAGAAAAAAGATCATCCATTCTGTGTTGGATGCAGTTGTTTCGAAATTATTCAAAACAGATATGTTGATTTCTGATCCGACAATTGTAGACTGATTTGTTGAAGGACTCGATTCAGTGTCGTTACAAACAACAGAATGAGTACCACTTTGATTGGAAAACATTACAATTGTATGATCAAACAAAGCATTAGAACTTTTTATGTTAGTTGTTGGATTGCTGCTGGACACAGTAATATTGTTCAACAAAGAAAAGTTTCCGGATGGTTTGTCAAAATAAATAGTAGAAACTTCGCCATACCTGTTATTGAGTTGATTTTGATATGAAAATCTAAACTTAACCCCCAAAGCATCAGATTCCACAACAGAAGTACTATAGTTTGAAAAGGCAGTAGAACTTAGAATGTTAACAATATTTGAAGCATTAAGAGTTTGCAAAGATATGTTTTGCCGTGGTTCTTCATATGTCAACACGTAATTATGTTGATTGAATTGAATAACTTCAAAATTGAACTGAAACAAGCCAGCTGTGATTGAAAAATTTTCATTCGCTACAATACTTACCCCCTGCAACTCTTGTGTTGATGATATGCTTACTTCACTCGTTTGAACCGATCTAAATTCATATTTGACACCCTTGATTAATTGAAAAGGTCCACTTGCTACGGCCGGTAGCGTCTCTACAACTTCTAACGCACTATTCACAAGCTGTGTGGGATCATACGATAAAATAGACGTGGTCGGCAGTGATAGTTCAGCAAATATGTATTTAGATGTCGTAACAAGAAAGCAGCCATCACCCATAGAACTTAATGAATCCACATCCAGGATCCCTGGGTACGTTGTTGAGGGATCTAGTGTGATTCTATTCACAAAAGAAATACTTGCCCCCTCACTGGAATTACTTATGAACTGTGAATTGATTGCAATGCAGTAGTGGAGATTCCTTTCTTCGGTTTCGCCCTTGAGTTGATTGATGAACACACGCCCACTGGCTGTCCACAAGTTCGGTTTATTGTTGTTGTCCTTCCAGTACAAAGAGGGTGTTGACCCGGGTCGACAGTCTTCTGAGAATTCGAGGCGCGCAATCTCTGATGAAGTGCTTGAAAAAATGCGTATTGAGTTCCACTCCCAGTTGTTACTCGTGTTGATGGACCACAAGTCTTGTCCTGTATACACACCATCCAAATTCGACTGTCCCGGCAGCAGGTAAAACGTGTTTTCATCGTAATGGATATTACATTTAGATCTGACTCCTGGGCTTGTCTCTGACCTCAATCTTGAACCCGTATTCAAAAGTTCCCATGAAGCTGTATTGATGGAGTATCTCCAAAAATCAGACAGCGCAGATTTCATTGTAGTATTCACATGGTCTTCATATATCAAGAGTGGTAAAGTAGAATCAGTAGATCTTAAAAAGGCATTTATATTTGATGCCAACTGGTCCTCTTCTGGAAAAAGAAATACAAAGAATGTATTGACGCCATCTGAAACTTCTGCCCACACTACATCTGTTGAATCAAGAAGAACTGCTGTATTTTTCGTCAAAACAGGATACAATGATCCAGTGACGGATCCTTCCCAGAAGGGCAATGCTCCAGAAGGGAGGTCTCCGACTCCTTCCTGATTATACAGCTTCGTGATAGTTCCACTAAATTGAAATGGTCCTACAGATGGCCCGGTTTCGCCCCCAAAAATGTATATGTATTCACCATCATTATAGTCAGCGGCATGACTCCGTGATCCGGGGGTAGCCGCTGACAATACTCCTGTACTGAGAGATGAACCGCTAATGTTGTATGATTGACTCACAACACCAGTTGTTATTTGCCATAAGTCGTTGGCACTACCATTAATACCCTCACCACCAAACAACCAAAGGTTAGGGGGCACTGCTGAATCCATCGTTAAGGATCCGTTCGCACGAGGTTCCAATGAGATCGTATTGTTTGCATTAGAAATATAATCAATTGATTTCCACACCATACTGCGAGTTCTCAGTCCGTTCGAATCTATCACATGAAGATTACTATCTCCATCAAAGCGACCAATTAGCATTTTGATGTCATCTGCAGCTCCGCAGTAAGTCTGTGTGATGATTTGATTGAATCCTTGACGTCCACCAATTCGGATATCACCTAAAAGAAGTGAAGTTGAGGTGTTTACAGCGATGGATGAACCGGACGATCCGGCAAAGAGCCGAATGATGCCGTTTTCACGTCCCATACAGACATCCACGACACCTTCTGGCAAATCTTGCTGTGTTACTTGATTCAACATGGAGGCACATAGTAACGGCTGGGAGCCAGAACAGTCAATGAAAAGTCTCAAATCACTGTTGTTGATTCCACAAGACATAATGGTATACAACCTATGAACCGTATGACCATATTTGTGATCTTCAGATAAAAGAGTCAAATAGTCTATGCCCTTGTAACCAAAGGTAGTGCATACATTGAGTCCTGCTATCAGTACGTTTCCACTGAATCCTCCGCCACCTATCTCGAATGACGCCACTGTGTCACGAGCAACAAGTGAAGTTGATGAGTTGTCGTCTACTATCAGTTTCATCGCCATACCATTGCCAAGCCACGATACATGAAACCATTGGTTACGTGGAAACGATATGCTCAATGTATTAATCTTTAATAAATTATCATCGGTTGCAATCAAACTCAAATTTCCTATTTTCATAAGGTTTATAGTCCCAGATACTGATGAAGGTATAAACAAGAATGTATTGATAACGAACTCACCAGGAAGAAGTATCGGGAACACGATGATAGTACTTTGGTCGAAAATCAGTGATTGTCCAGACTGATAAATACTGGGTATATTATTAGACACATTGATTGATGTTACTTGTGACGGTTGTTCGCCGTAAACCACTACTTCTGTAGAACTGTGATCTATGCTCAAAATGGACTTACATAGTCTTGGTTCAATAGTACAACTAAACGTAAAATCGCCTGTTGTATTCCCTCGCAAAGATGATCCACTTGAAGGCATGGTGAATATATTGGTTCCAGAGAACATCAAAGACGGAGTATCTGAAAACATTGAAGGTCCTTGAGATACGTTGGATACTAGTGTTGACAGGAATGAGTTTGATATAATGTTGTTGTCTAGTTGCGGATCTATTTTTTTGCATCGATCTGTGACATCCCCCTGGTTGGATCGCAAAAGTGAAAATATAAGCATTGAGAAAAAGGGTTCAGCAACCATTGACCACAAATCATTCATGAACACATGTTCATTGTCGAAAGGTGATGGAGAAAGTTGAAAAGTTAATGTCTTGGGGTTTTGTTTTACATTAGTGAAATACAATTCCACGTTTACATCCTCCACTGGGAGTTCATAATTCAAAACAAACAATTCTGGATCTCTTATGGCACACATCCCTTGATTCATGAACACATTTGAACATGTAATCTTTATTTCCATGCTCTGCAAATCAACATTTGACCAAGATGAAGTGTTTATAACTAATGATAAATTAGACCATGAATTCAAAGTTACACTGAAGGTCTGAGATGTTCTCAAAGACACATTTTCATAAACTTCTATAATTATTTCTGCATTTTGTATGATTTGAAGTGTTCCAGACGTGTCTATAGATTCAAATCGAGGATAAACTAAAATTTCAAGTTGATACTCATGTCCTGTAGGATTCACTCCGGTAGCATGTGGTGGTGTATATGTAGCACTCGCCGGGTGGAATGAGTTGACAAGAAAACCAGATGTATTTCTTTCAAAAAATGAACTCACATCATTTAATCCAGACCATCCATTACTGTCAATGCTGGGGTCTGTTATACTTGCAAAACTTGTGCGCTCTGATTGAGTTATGACATCATAAAAGAAAATATTGTTGTAATTATTGTTCTTCAAATTCGTCAAGGCATAGGAAGTTTGTGATAACGGGAGTATCGAAAAGTTTGAAGTTTCAAACGCAGCAGCATTAGATCTTGATGTTGAGATTCCTCCGAAAAGATAAATGGTCTTTCCATTGTTCGTAAGCATCCCCCCCCTTCTTGGTCCTGGACTATGAGTGCTACCAGGGGCGCCCATGGACATTAGGGACCAGTTACCGTCTCTAAAACTCCAAAGTTCGGAACTCTCATGAAACAGGAACCCGGTTCCATTTACACTCACCATTGTGCCCAAGGAGGACACGTTCTGTCCAGGCGACTGGAAGTCGTAACGTAAAGAACGTAAGGTGTGATCAGTGGCCCTAAATGTAAATGGCTTGTTGCCCACGTCATGTACACCAGAGACGAAAATACTGAAGGGTAGAGTGTAGTCCGGGGTCAATGTGACAATGTTTATAATACCTCTAGTCGTTTGCCCTTCTATACCGTAAAATAGGGTATTCACAGAATCATCTATAAAAAGAAGAATGGAAGAAGACTCTTTTCTCAGGTTTGAATATTCAATATTTTGAATTTGTGAAGTAAATATTTTTACACTCTGAATAGTTGAAAGAGGTATATCTGCATCCAGTGGGTGTGCCATGACTGTTACTCTGTGAAATTCACCCCCTTGTAAGTGTAGTAAAGGAAAAAGAGAGCTAGAGTCAGGAGATGATATTGCAATGTTTAAACCTACTCTTCTAACATACAAAGTTACAACATTGAACACATCAGATGTCCATTTTATTATTGAATTAGGATCTACTGAAAACGAACTAGAAGAACTTGCATTTATAGAAGAATCTGAATTTTCAATTGAATACAATGTTGAATTTAGAAGAATAAGATCGGGACCATCAATCACGAGCAATACATAAACTTTCATGATTCCAAAAGAATCAACAGAAGATACTAATATTCTTTTGTTCATGCAATTGCAACTTAAGTTCATACTTTGCCTTTGATCGATTTGAACCTCTGTTGTAAAATTCAATGCGAAATTTGAGTCGATTTTTACAATTTTGCATTTTATAAAACTATTAGAATAATAAACCACAAATGATTTTGTACCATCAATTGGACATGATGAATATATTGTAACGTCACTGTCAACTAAATTTGAATTGCTCAACCTTCCATCTACATCATTTACATTTGTACCTACTGATCCGACAAGCAAATTGGCAGATGTGTTCTCCTTATTGTAAACTAATGCAAACATGTTATCAGTAAGTAAACACATTCGTTTGTCGAAAATGGAAGAAGGTAAATCATTCAAAGACTCAAATCTGAATTCAGAACCAAAAGAAAAAGCATTAGAGCTGTTGTACTTCAATACAATGAAACGACAATTTCCAGAGAAGTTGTCGTCATCTTCGGAATATGATGTGACAAACAAAACTTCTTGATCAGTTTCAGATAGCACTATCAAATCTATATTCGATGTACGTGATGCATTAAAAGTTTGAGAAGATCCTTTTTGTACATTTTCGTTTGTAGTACTTAAAAAATCTATGATACCATGACCATTAGTTTGAGAAGAATCTACCCTCATAACGGTTATTTTGTCTTGAACATGATGATGTGGGATCAACCTTTCAGTGTATCCTGTAGGAGCTCTATTTGCAAACAACACAGGGTCAATCAAAATTTCTAGTAAATTGTTTGTATCATCTATGAAATATTCTGATTTAGGAATCTCGGCAGATATCAATTCTACTCTTTTCACTCCAAACAAAGCTTCCTTCAAGTTTATAACGTAATCGTTTGTATTGATGTAAGCGTTCTTGTTTCTATCTCTACTGTCTATATTGATATTTTTTTGAACAATTTTGACTTCAGGAATTCGTTCCTGGATGTCATTCATTTATGTATGCATTACATAATTACTTTAAGTATTTATACTACATTTTTTTCATACATATATGTAAATGATAGAAATAATAATTATTATTATGCTGACTATAGTCATTACTTATCTTCTCATGAGAGATGACCCAGAAGAGAATACTGTGTCAGCAAATGACGTTGACGCAGATGGGGTAGGAACTGGTAGTGACAATATTGATGCAAATGCTGTTGCAGACGTGGCAGATGATTCTCAACCTTCTCAACCTCCTTCTCAACCTCCTTCTCAACCTCCTTCTCAACCTCCTTCTCAACCTTCTCAACCTTCTCAACCTTCTCAACCTTCTCAACCTCCTTCTCAACCTAAACCACCAACTGCACCACCTGCACCACCTCCACCCGCACCTAAACCCCCTGCACCACCTCCACCCGCACCTAAACCCCCTGCACCACCTCCACCCGCACCTCAACCACCTGCACCACCTCCACCCGCACCTACACCACCTGCACCACCTCCACCCGCACCTGCACCACCTCCACCCGCACCTAAACCACCAACTGCACCACCTCCACCCGCACCTGCACCTAAACCACCAACTGCACCACCCCCACCCGCACCTAAACCACCTGCACCTAAACCACCAACTGCACCACCTCCACCAGCACCTAAACCTAAAAATACAATCTATTGGTGGGCAGGAAAACCTCACCTGTCCCTGTTCTGGTATACTAGTCAGAAAAACTATTACAATGCTGGTGCGTGGCACCCATTCCAATACTACAAAGACAGCCTTCCATCCAATCACAAGATGTCCACTACCGGAACCCTGAGCATAGGAGCGAAGCAGATCGGCGATGAAAACATACACGTCGACTTCGCGGCCGGTAGCGTGTCGAACATCAGGATTCGAGGAGTCCCCAGCAAGACCGCGTATGCGTGGTGGACCGGGTCGCAGTGGGAGGGAGAGAAAATGCCAAACGGTGGGTGGTCTACGGACAGGTTTGGTATGGAAGATAACCAGTACCTCGTCTGGAAGAACAATGATGGAACCTATGCCGAATTAAACCTTGTCCCACCATCAAATGCGACGCAGCTTGGATTGTTGAACGGGGACGGCCAATCATATATCCGGGTCGAACTTACCCCCACCTAGAACAGATCAAATATGACATAACTTCAGTGATCGGTTAGGGTTAATTGTGAAAGTAAGCGGAGTTGGAGACAATCGTGTTAAAAGAAACTAAGGAAAACCGAACCAACTATGGCCGAAATCAACGGCTTCCGTTCGTGGAACTGCCAAACCATCAAATCGATTTTACCTGGGTATGATGAAAAAATTGAAAAGCTTATTTACAACTCAACAATAACAATAATTTCAAAAACAAATTCTTCTCCACAGGTTCAAGAGTTTCGAGCTGTATATAATTGGTTGACACAAGTTGTAATCGAAGATCAACAATTCATTCGTGAAGCGATAGACAAACGTTCCATCAAACCCAGTAACATTGTAAAAGTTTTGATAGATAGACTCGATTCAAAAGATCATTATCTATCAAAAATATTACCAGAGGATGACGCAAGAGTCGCAGCTAGATATCATGTATCAAGAATACTGTGCGCTGATCTTGGAAATGAGTTAGGTTCAAAAGTTGAAAAATCAATTGCAAAACACCAAACAATCAAAGCAAAATACAAAAGTCAGTCATTGCGATTGATATCTAACATAAAGAACTCCAAAACCAACTTGAAAGATAGACTTTTGAACGGCACATTTGAACCAGAAGACATGGGAGATGCAGGTCGAAAAAATATGTGGCCTGAATTGTGGAAAAGACCAGAAATGCAACCTGGTCATCGTGCAATTATCACTAGGCAAGAAGACACAATGGTAAAAGAAAGTTTGATAAAATGTGGAAACTGCAAAAATTATACGGTTGAAACAAGAGAATTCCAAACAAGAAGTGCAGACGAACCTATGACTGTTTTTTGCAACTGTACAACATGTGGAAAGCGTTGGAAAATGTAGATGTTTCAGAAACTTCGAAGTAAGACATCAAACTCGTTTTTATGAAGTACAAAGTTAATGTGGTGACAGCTAGATTTAAAATACCAGTATTCATATTTTCGCATTCAAAATTCCCCTTTGTATGCAAAAGAATATCCATATAATCCGGACCTAAATTAATATTTGTATTAGTATGATGATATTCATGAACGTGAGGCCACAATCGTTGGTTAATGTTATGAAAGCTTGCGTATGTAAGACCCCATAATACACAAATCCAAATGTCAAGGTACAAAAAAGTTAAAGGAAGCCATAACAAACTCACGCTAATCAAATTTAATAATACTTCCTTTGCTACAGGAATTATGTTTTTGTTGACTTCACTGTCATGATGTTCCTGATCGTGTGAAGATTGGAACCCAATGTAATTCCAACTTGATATATAGTATGGATGATGTGACATCATGTGAAGAGGTCCCGAAAGTAAATTAAGTAACACAATTGTAAATATTCCTTTTTGTATTTTTGTGCTTAAAAAAAGAGTACAGACAATTAGACAAATAATGAACGGTGTGAATCTTGAGATACAATCATGCGAAATAATATGTCTCTTTTCGTTTATATAATAATTAACAGTAACAGAAAATAAAATTAACACACTCAGTGTCATGTATGTGTTTTCGGACAGCATTTTTTATTTTATTGAAATAAAAAAATTACATTATTGTACATGTTTCAAAACAAAGATTACAAAATAATGGTTGTAGCATTTTGTGTGACGGGTGTTTGGGATGTGATGCTTAGATGGTTTTCTGAAGAAAAACTTAAATTCATGGGAATAGAAAAGTTAAGCTGGGTAGTTGCACTTCGACCGTATTTCGAACATCATACGGTTCTTTCTGCGGCAGCAATTGCCGGGGTTGTCGGAGCTGTGACAAGTGTAATAATTAACAAATCCATACCCGAGTCTGTGACTAAGTCTCATTTATTATATCTCTTGTGGGTGGCGTTCATAAGTGCTATAGTTGGAATACCAATGAGGTATTCGGGACTGTTTCCTATTCTCAAAAAATATTACTATGACCCTTTGCCCATCACAACCATTTTTTCTGATGCGTTATCTGGTGTTGTAGTAGCACTTACAATGATGTACATAAGAAGCACTCTTCTTGTTACAATTTCGGTATTGATTCTGGGCATATTTGGGATCAATGGTAAATTAGACAGTCAGTCCATACCCTCCCGTCCACCCGACTAGTTATGACGTGCTTTCTTCATAGTCGAGTATCCGTTTAGTGCCGAAGGTGCGATTCCGCTTCAGACATACAACAAACAAAGAAAATACCAAAATTGTCAATGTCACAATTGGTATGATTCCAAAAAAGTAGAAACTAATTGCGTGTGTCAGCTCAAATAAAGTTGTACCGTCTTCACGTGCGCCAGTCAAAAAAAATACAATGTCTATCAAAGAACTACCCCATTCTTTTTGATTTTCTGTCACAGGTAAAGACTGTACTGCACACGGTTCTTTAGGCGCCAACGTATGGAACTCATAGTAAATTTCACCATCATGAAGCCAGGTGAAACCTAAATTGGTAGCAAGGTATTGCATCATACCATTCTTGTATGAAGCATTGTCACCATACTCGCGAATAAGACGCTGGCGACCATTTGCTGAATACAATACCGCCTGAGTTCCACCCGCAAGCACAACTCTGATATCATGAATTAATGGAAAACACAAAAAGCAGGCCATTCCAAGAGAATACAATTCACATTTGTTGTTGGCAACTGTTTCGTCAATGTACTTAGCGTAATCATACACCCTTGGTAAAAAATGAACATCATCCTCGAGTATTAGAACTGGCATATTTGGGTCGCGTTTTGCGATCATCAGAGTGTTATTCCAAATATCTTTACTCGGTTTCGTAACCCACTGTGGACGAGCACAGTCTGTCATCGATTTATGGTGGACTATAACGACTTTTCGAGTAGGTCTATATGTATTCAGTTCGTGTAACAACTGTTTGTAGCGTTCGGAACCCTCCATTGTGATGACGTAAGTAATTGGAATGGAGGGAAAGAGAACAGGTTCAGAGAACATTATGATCTCGTCACGCGAGCACATCTTACATTATGTCGTGTAAAAATTGAACGATAAAATAACGGGCGACTATTTAAAAGACAATGCGAGTGTGTGAGTGTGAAGGGATGTGTGTGTCAAGGCAAGACCTCAGGTCTCGTGTGCAAGCGGGGTCGGACGAGAGGGTGCAATGGATAGATTGTGGATTCTATCTAATGCCAGTGACTTCGTCAAAACTTTCTCAATTCGGCCTATCTTGGCATGATGTGAAAGTTGTAGATCCATTGCAATCAATCTACTACGCAACATTTTCTGAAGCACGGATGCCGCTGCAGCCGGGGGTGATTACACTAGAATCTATAGAGATGTCAATGACAACTGGAGCCACTCCACCTGCAGCACAATCTTCGCAAACAAAAGAAAAAAGATTTCCTTGTAGCTTGTCGTTTTCCCAAATGTTTTCGCGTATTTTTTTCTCTTTATTTATAAATGGACATAGTACCCAATAGAAAAAAAAAATTGCCAGTCAAATTAAATAAAAACCCAACCTCTTTAATGAAACACATAAATCACTTTGATTCTAAGTTAAAAAACGATATAATGAAATCTGAAAACAAAGGTGTTTTAAAAAGAATATCCAAATATGCGTTTGCCACTCCTCATGGGGTGAAAGCAAATTGCTACGCATTCTTTCTTACCTTACCAGATATTGAATGGCAAGATAGAAAAAACAAGACTCAACCTGGAGACAAGTGTTCAGCGGCATGGTCAAAATTACCTTTGAATTTTTCAAGTAGGGGGGATGCATCTAATCAGTTGATCAAACGGGTTATGTGTGACAACGATGGGATTGTACATTTTATAAAACCTCTTGCTGGTGGTTATCCCGAGTACATAACCCAAATAAAACTTCCAAAAGGATACATTCTCGGTTGCTGTATTGTTGGAGGAAGTGACTATCATTTTTGTAGAAGAGAAGGAATAGATGAACTTTTGAAAAACCAAGCCTTCAACGAGATTTGGGCCACTAGAAACATTCACAATGTGAAGAAACAACTTCTAGAATTGAAAGATTTGGGACACACCTATTGCTGGTCACACGTGGCAGGGTGGAGCGGTCGTCTAAAACTTGTTGATAGTGATGGTGTTGTAATTACAAACCCCGTGGATAAACACGCAAACGGGAAAGCAGCAAGGCATTTGCGTGAAGACAGATCAAACCATAATTATTCAGGGTTACATTATGACACATTTGTGGCCTTCTTCATTGTGAAGGCTCGCAAAGCGACCGTAAAGGATGACAATAAGATTACTAGAAATGAAAAGGCAGCAAACAAGGCATTGAGTAATATGGGCATGTCGAGTCAGACAATAAAAGAGCTCACACAACACAAACGCGCAAAAAAGGTGAACTTTCAAAAGATGAACGTACGACCCCGCATGCTAAGTGTCGTCCCGGGTATGGTCACGTCACATTTGAAGGTAAGATAAATGATCGAGGATCTTCATCCCATTGTCGCCGATCTGATTGTCTCCGAGAGACTGGTCACGCGAACTAAATTAATAAAATAAAATTACGAGTTTATGGACAGGATTAATTACGTAAAACTCATGAAATTCGTGGTCAAAAATGGAGGGTATGTTCTTATAAGTTGTAATCCTGGTGCAGCATTAATAAGCCCAGTTTCCTTTAGCGCATCATAGTATTTGCTTGAATTCAGATGTGAACCACTAAATTTGTGCATTTTGTTCACTTGATGGTTAGTAAACTTTGGCAAACGTTGGTCGTAATCGTTATATGTTTGTGAAACAATGGTGTCTATTTCTTCTTTCGAGAGTTTG